GAACGGGATCTTTGCGGCACAACTTCGAGAGGTGTGGGAAGTTGCGCAAGTTGCTTATAACGGTTTCAACCCCGACGCCGCCGAAGGGTTCTTGCTCGAAAAGCTTTCGGGGCTCACTGGCACGTTGCGCGAAGGTGCAACCAAATCGACAGTGACACTCGACGTCGATCTCGATCTCGCCGCGACGCTCGTCGCGGGCACGCACTTCGCGAACGTCGTCGGGCAACCCGACAATCGTTGGTCGCCCGTCGTCGACTTCACCTCGCCGGCGAACGGTGTGCACGCCGTCGAGTTCGAAGCTGAGTTCGCCGGCGCCGTGATCGCGAACGCGGGAACGATCACCGTGATCTCTACGGCTGTTGTCGGTTGGAACTCTGTAACCAACCCGCTCGACGCCTCGCCTGGAAAAGAGATCGACACCGACGCCGAGTTGCGACAACGCCGCGAAGAGGAGTTGCGCGCGACGGGCTCGGCAACGCTCGACGCGATCCGCGCCGACGTGCTCGCCGACCCCGACGTGTTGCAAGTGAGTGTCTTCGAGAACGTTACCGACTTGTTCAACGCGGCGGGCATGCCGCCGCACTCGATCGAAGTTGTAGTGTTTGACGGCACGCCACCTACGTTGACGAACGCGCAGATCGCGCAATTGATTTGGGACACTAAGCCCGCCGGGATCCTTGCCTACGGTTTATCGAGCGGCGTTGCAACCGATTCGCTTGGCGCGTTTCACACCATCGGCTTTTCGCGCCCGACCGAGATCGAGATCTGGATCGAGATCTTCGTGTCGGTGAACATCGCGACGGGGTACGCCGGCGCCGCCGCGCTCGAAGCGGCGCTCGTCGCGTTGAACGGCACCGACTTGTTGCTCGGGCGTGACGTGATCGCGAACAAGCTCACCGAAACTGCTATGGGGTTTGCCGGTATCTTCGACGTGACGTCGACGCAACTCGGGTTCGCGGCGTTCCCCGTCGGGATAGTAAACCTCGTGATCAACCCGCGCGAGATCGCGCGCCTCGATACGTCGCGGATCATCGTGACGGAAGCACTTTTGCCCGTGCCTTGAAAGGAATAACGATCATGCAATGTCTCGAATCAACTCTCGGTGCCGAAGCCTACTTCGCCGCGCTCGCCGTCGCGGTCGGCGCGATCATGAACGCCGTCAAACGGATCAAGTTCGTGCCCGGCGATGTCGTGCCCGCGCTCGCCTTCGTTGCGGGTTGGTCGATCGACTTCGGCTTGACCGTCGGCGGTTGCGGTCTCGGGTATCTCGACGCGGCGCTCGGCGGGCTCGGCGGCGGGCTCGCCGGTCTCGCCGCCGCCGGCGGGCACGAAGCGCTCTCGCGAACGGCGAACGCGGTAGGCATGAACGGGCTCGCCGACAAGTTGCTCGGCAAGGCGAAGAGCGAACAAGACAAGCGCAAGAGCAAGTCGAGCGGCTCGACGGCGTTGTTGCTCGTCGCGCTCTCGGGTTGCTCGCTCTTGCCCGCGCTCGTTCAAGGTGCGCAATGGCTCGGCACCGTGATCGACGTCGCCGACTCGGGCGCCGACGCTTTCTTCGCTCGACACCCGTCGCTCGAAGCCGAGAGCAAAGTCGACGCGCACATGCACCGTGCGCGGCTTGCTCTCGCCGCGCTCGACGCCGCACTCGCCGCCGGCGGCGACACGACGAAGGCACGAGCCGAAGCGCTGGCGTCGTATGCCGCTCTTCGAACGTTGCTCGCCGATCTCGGCGTGCTCTCGGCGACATCGCCGGCGGGCGGCGCCGAGACCGACGCGCCGAAACCCGAGCCGTTCAACTTGCCGTCGCCCGACGAGGTGTTGCCGCAATGAAGGGTTCAACGTGGTGGCGCGAAGAGGTGCCCGAGAAACTCGGCGACGGATACACCGCCGCGATCGTCGAAGCGATCGCCGACGGGCACGCCGTGTTCGACTGGATCACTGTCGTCGACGGCGACTTCGAGTTCGAGATCATGCGAGCGCCTCTTGCGATCGGTGAGCCCGACGACTTCGTGTTCTTGCTCGGGCTCACCGCCGAAGCTGTCGACATGATCGCGCGAGCGCTCGGTGACGTCATGGGCCCGACGCCGGCGTTGTGGGATCTCGCCTCGCAAGACGCGCGACAAGTGCAAGTCGGCCCGCACACCTTGCCGACCTTGATCGGGCGCCAGAACGGCGCCGCCGGAATGACGAAGAGCGCCGCGAAGGCGCACGCCGACGCGCTCGCGAAAGTGCCCGCCGGCGCGTTCATGAGCGCGTCGGTCAAGTGCTACGCGTTGCACCCGTACACGGGCGACGATGCCGTCGCCGGGCGTCGAGCGCGGCACGCGTGCGAGTATGGTTGGCGCCTCGCCGGGCGTGTGGGTTGGGGCTCGAAGGCGAGCACGGGCGCGGGGTACGTGGTGCAACCGCCGCAATGGGCGCACGGTTACCGCGACTTCTGGGATTACAGTATGGGCGGAATCTACGTGCGGATCGCCGCCCGCCATCGTGGCGCGGCGGTGAACCTCGCCGAACTCGCGCTTGCCGGCGCCGTGGCGCCTCGTGTAGCGCCCGCCGGCGCCGTGCCCTTCATTGTGCACCCCGAATGCCGCAACGCCTTAGACGGGCTTTCACGAGGCGCCGACACCGATCCCGCGCCGCCGCCGTCGAGCGGGCGCCCGTTGCTCGTTCGAGGCTCGAAGGGCTCGGCGGTCACCGACTGGCAACGCGTGCTCGTCGCCGGCGGGTTCTCGCTCGCGCCGTACGGTGCCGACGGCAGCTTCGGCAACATGACCCACAACGCAACGGTCGGTTGGAAGCACGAGCGCGGGTTACCCGGCGACGGCGTTGTCGACGCGGCGACATGGGCGGCGATCGAACTTGAACCGATCGAGCGCGCCGAGCCCGACGGCGAGATCACCGCGACCGTGCTCGCGACCAACTTCACACGAGCCAACCGCACGACCGTCGACAACGTTGTGATCCACACGATTGAAATCGTCGAGGCGAGCTACTCGGCGGATCGCACGGCGGCATGGTTCGCAAGCGGCAAGCGCGCGCCTCGTGCGTCAGCTAACTATTGTCTCGACGACAACTCGACGATCTTGTGTGTGCCCGAAGAGCACGTCGCATGGGCGGCGCCGGGGTTGAACCGTCGCGGCATTCAACTTGAACACGCCGGGTTCGCTCGACAGTCGGCCGACGAATGGTTCGATCCGTTCTCGCGTCGCATGCTCGTGCGCTCTGCGAAACTCACGGCGGCGATCTGCGAACATTGGAACATACCGATCGTGTTCGTCGACGCGGCGGGTTTGCTTCGAGGTGAGCGTGGGATCACGACTCACTATCAAGTCGCGCGTGGTCCGGGCAAAGGCAAGACCGATCACGGCGACCCCGGTCGCGGTTTTCCAATGTCGACGTTTCTCGATATGGTGCGAACATGAGCCAAGCCGTTTTGATCCCGACGTTGCCGCCCGAGTCGAACAAGATAGAGATCCCCCGAAGCATGAACCCCGAAGAGAGAGCGAAGTTGATCGCCGAACTCGGCGCGATCTCGACCGAGATCGCACGAGTGCAAACGCGCGACGAAGAGCGCTCGAAGTTTGCCGAGCAACGTTGGCGCGCCGTCGACGCGCGCCTCGCGAAACTCGAAGGGCACGCCGACAAGAGCGGCGCGCACGATCTCGCCATCGTGACGAAGGCGCTCGACAAGGCGACGGCGGCGAACGACAAGATCAAGTGGTGGGCCGTCTCGATCGGAACAACCTTGCTCACGTCGGCGATCGTCGGGCTCGTCGTTCACTATCTGGCGGCGCGGTGAGATCATGGCGGGCGAACTAATCGAGCAATTCACCGATCACGAAGGGCGCGTGTCTCGCTTGATCGAGCAATTCAAGAACAAGCCCGATCTAGAAGCGCTCGTGCGGATTTATCTTCGACAGTTGCAAGACGTCGAAGACGTACTCTTCGAGATCATTCTCGAACGCGATCTCGACGTTGCTGTAGGCGTGCAACTCTCGACGATCGCGGCGATTGTCGGGCAACCGAGATTCACTTCTGATGACAACCGCTTTCGCACGGCGATCCGTGCTCGCATCGCGATCAACTTGAGTGACTCGACACCCGAAGACGTGATCAAGGTCGCGCGTCTTTTGCTCTTCGACGGCGAGACGTTCGAGATCCGCGAGGAGCCGCCCGCGCAACTACGTGTGACCGTGTTCGATCCTCTCACGTCGAGCGACGCCGACTTGATCGAACTCTTGCTAACAGCAACCGATCCCGCCGGCGTGCGCTTGCTCTTTCAATTCAACGTCTCGCTTGCCCTGCCCGCCAACAAGTTGACGCTCGACGACGAGGCGAGCGGATCGCCCGCGACGGGCGGCGGGCTCGGCGACACCGTAAGCGGCTTGGTCGGCGGCAAACTTGATTCGGTGTTCGGGCCGGAATAAGGAACGACGATGGCAGATAAACAGATCACGCACCCCGGCGGGCTCTTGCCGTCATGGGCCAACGACTTGAACATGAACGATCCGAGCGAACCATGGGATGGTACGCCGACGAAGGTCGAGCCCGGCGCGGGCAAGCGTGACGACGGTTATTTGCCCGAAGAGAACCCGACGGCGCAACACCTCAATCACAAGTTCAACGAGCTAGCGCGATGGGTTCAATACTTCTCGTCGATGCAAGCGATGAATTGGCTCGACGGCGGCGCGCCGAGCGACGCGAGCGTTGCGCAAGCGAATAGCGGACACTCGCTTTGCTATGACGAGGGGACCGACGCGTGGTTCGTGTTCGGCGACATTGTGAGCGTAGCGATCGAGGCGGCGTTCTCACGCGACGGTCAAACGTGGCAGGAGTTGACCGGGTTTGCGGCGAGCACAACGCCGCCGACATGGGCGGCGAGCAAGCCGCCCGATGACACGCCGACGCACACGGGCGTGAACGTCGTCGTGTCTTGTAGTTCGCCGAGCGCTGCTCAAGTCGTGCACGAGATCTTGACCGGCGGCGTTACGCAATTCACAGCCGGCGGCACTGGCACGAGCGCGATCAATCAACACGTGTGGAACGCTTTTCAAGAGCGATGGATCTTCGTCGGCGGCACGAACTTATCAGTTACGCCGCAACCCGCGATCTGGACACAGGTAAGCCCCATCGGCGGCGCGCTCACGCCTCGCACTGCAACGCCTCTCAACTCGACCGAGTGCGAACTCGTCGCGGGTTCGAGCGCCGGGTTGATCGTCGTCGTCGGCAACGCTGCGCCCTTCGACGTGTGGACGTCCACTAACGGGTTCACGTTCACGCGCGCGACACCGACGGGGATCACGGGCGGGCAAAGCGCGCGAGCGTTGATCTGGGATGAGTTGCGGCAAGTGTTCGTGTTGCTCACCGCGAAAAGCACTTACACTTCAATCAACGGCGTTGCGTGGTCTCTCGTGTCGACGCTCGTCGCCGGCAACTTTCAAACGCGTTGCTTTGACTACGATGGCGGCGCGCTCTACATCGCCGCGAGTGACTTCGGTGCGCCCGTCGCGATTCGATTCTCGCGAGACGGCGGCGTGTCATGGCGGCTCGTGCCCGTGCCGCCGAGTGAAGGCGTCGGCGGCGGCGGCACGACAGATCCGATCACCAAGCTCGCCTACTCGCGCGGGCACGGGCGGTTCATGGCAATATGGGGTGATCAAGCGAGTGGCGATGATGGCAACGTTGCGCTCGGGCTTGCCGTTGGTGAAACGGTTTTCGAAGTCGACGCGATCTCGATCCCGACGGTGACGTGATGCTTAGCGGCGTTTCCCCCTTTGCGTTCGATCCGAGCAAACTTCCGCTAGCGGGCGGAACGATCACAGGTTCGCTCACGATCACGGGCTCACTTTCTGTAGACGTGATCGACGCGGAAACGGTTGGCGCGCTGACGATCGGCGTGGGTGGAGCGGCAACATCCGTTTCAATCGGCGACGCTGCGACGCCCGTCACGATCGGCGGCGATGTCACAATCCCGAGCCCACGCACCGTCACGATCGGCGCGCTGACTCTCGGCTCAGTGCTGTTCGCGGGCGCTGCTGGTCTCGTCTCACAGGACAACGCAGCGCTTTTCTGGGACGACACGAACAACCAATTAGGGATCGGCATCGCAACGTTTCCCTCGACGTCGCATCGTCTTCGCGTGGGGAACCCTGGCCTAAGCGCGGGACTAGTTCAGTTTGACGGCGCGACGAATCTCGGCGTGACAACGACGGGGACAAGGTTCTTGTCGGCCAGCACCTATCTGTCGTTCATCTCGGG